CTGTTGTCTTGATTAAACTAGTATTGCTACAAGGGTACTTGCTTTGTGTATCCAACTACATATTGTGTAAGGCATAGCCACACGGGTGTCGAGTCGGAAGTCCTGCTTTATGCGTTGTTTGAGTGTCTTAGTGTTTCTGTGTACTTGTGATTGATAAGTGAATTCCTTGAAATTGTCCTTCCATTCCTCAGGGAACATGTGTCCGTAGTTCTCCAAGGGTGTCAAAACATCATGGTTTTCAATTCTGTGTTGTGTGTCTGGTGATATGTTGAATAATTCATCAAATTGTTTTCGCGCTTCATATGTGATGGCGGTGAATGTTAGTTTTTTGATGCAATTGTATATGTCAGAAGCTGAGTGGGTTAGTCTTAAATAGTTGTATTCAGCATCATTGTTGAATCGTCTTTTGAATCTTGCCATGGTAATGCCATAGTGTCGAACTATGGAAATGCAGAGTGGGGTTATGATTGGACAATCCTTAAGCAAAAATAGGTAGCATATTGCTTTTGAAACTAATAGATCTGTGAGAGTTGAACGTCTAGCATTTATGAATTTGCGGGAAAACCATCCCATCTTGGCTAAAACTTCATCCGGATTGCGAACAACAGAGCCTGATGGTAAATAATGCAATTTGCATAGATCTGCTTTCCAAATTTCATCAACATAATTCATTTTGATTTCGAGGCCAAGCTTACTGAATAGCTCGAGGTCTAGGGAGTCTTCTTGTCGTAAGAATACCACCCCGTCATCGCCGACGTGAAAACTTTTAATGTTGATTGCATTTTTGAAAGCCATAAATCTCATTATTATGTAGTTCATCCAGGTGTTTCCTAATGAAGTGTTCATTTCGCCTGACATTCTAGTGCCTTTGATAAAGGCCACAAACGATCTAAATACTATTCTATTTTGTCCTGTTAGTATGTTTGCGACGTGCTTAAATTTTTCCCACTGATTACCTAGCATTGCTTTATAAAGTGGCCATTCTACTGCTTTTATTAATTCAGAAGTCTGTGATGCTTCCCAAGCTGTATAATCTGTGACTGCAACTTTTCCCGAAAAACCAGAATCGTAAAGTTTGAAGAATTTCCTTCTCAATTCATCTGGTGTGTCAGACTTACAGATCTGCTTGATGTGCATACTCTTATCTATAGCGTGGAAGACAGGTCCCATGACCATTTTGGCCAGATCTTGTCGTGGTAAAATAGAGCGGTCTGGTTTATATTCTGGATAAAATTCTTCTTTAACGAATGCTCTAATTTCATGTGGGTCAAAATCATCTGAGAGATTTATGTCCTCCCAATTATTTATATAGTTGGCTAGTTTTCTCATCCTTTCTTTGATCTTGTATGAGTAAGTAGTTGTGTCTAGCCATGCGTCTACGGTTGGGATCTCAATGTTTACATCAAGTTTTTCATCTCTGATTAGTTCCCGAACATGGTTACAAGTAAATCGGTATAGCTCATTAATTAGCCTGGGGCACTGCTTAGGTCTTTGTCTTCCTACCCGGTAAAGTATCCCTCCTTTCATAAGTTCCTCATCACATAGTGATGGTTTTGGAGGCACAACATTATCTACATAAAAGTACGGGTGCCGGACTGATACGGTGTTGTCTTTAGGTCCTTGTATTTGTGGTTTATTTGCGTGAATATTGAATAGTGGTTTATCTGTGTCTTTGATAGAGAAATTTTCTCTAAGAGGAATTTTTCCTTGATTAGGGTATTTGCCATAAACAGCTCTATCCTCACCATAACCTAGTAAGAAGGTTCTGGTAGGATCTTCAGAGCTGAGTTTAGCGTACTTGTCTCTTGAAGATTTCAACATTATATGTTGATATATTTCTTTCCGTTACATTTCCATCGTTAGTGACTCTTAGCAATTTGGCTCCTTTAATCTTTAATAGGTTTATTCTTGTTTTGGTCACGCACCATATAAACGGTTGTTTATTTTCTGCAGCTATGGCACAAGCCATGTCATATTCTTCAGTAGTGCGTAAGGCTTCCCAAGATGAGTTCCTAATGATTGGGAATCCATATTCATCAGGATAGCCCAACACTTTTGTCCCATCTGATAAGGTATGGCACCATTCTGAAGGTCTTAATAATCGTAATCTTATTTGTAATTTAATGACCGAACTTGTGCAGACATCAGCAGCTCTATTTATTTCATCATCTGTGGGTTTGTCTGTGTCTTTCTTAGTTAAAGTATACTTGAATAACCGTTTTGAGACACATTCCATTAAAATCATTTCGCTGGTGCATAGATGAACAATAGTCACTGACGAATTTGCTCTATGTAATCTTAAAAATATTGGTATCAATTTGACGTTCCAGTTATCGGATCTATGAAAGCCTAGTTGGACTGCTACATCTGAGTTGGTGCCATCCATAAATGTTGCCCAACCGAATGTCATTCCGTTGCTATCATCTTTAATTCTAGGTTTTTCTTGCTTAACTGGTGTTTCTCCGTCATCACTTGAACCAGAATTTTCTTCTGATTCTGATCTGGAGAACCCTTCAATACTGATACTGTCTTCTTCGCTTGAGCAAGAGCTTTCATCGAGATAATTATTACTTAAGAATGGATTTACAAAGTCACCGGCTGTTCCTAACTTATCATAATCAGGACATCCTTCGTACTCATGTTGGATTATGATTTCAAAAGGTGAGCTTTTGTATGTTACAGGTCCTGTTTCTGTGACTAATCTTATATGTCTAGGATCTATACCAGTATTGATCTTGAGCATGTCTCCCGTTTTGGCATAATATGATGATCGCCAAATAGGTTCTCCATCACTTCCTTCCACGGCATAAAATTTCATGGGGTGGTCTTGTAAGGTGATGAATCTTTCAACTCTGGTTTTAGGTGTTCCTTTCTTTTTCCTCCATTCTAAAGTTCTCTGCAATGTGGATAAAGTTGTAGGTCTGTCCTTCTTATTGAGGACAACTTTCTCCATGGCTTTAGCCCTTTCTAGTCTCTTCTTTTCTTTCCTCTTTTTTCTCTTAGCATTTTGTTTTTCCTTCTTCTTTTCTTTACTAGTTGTGATCAATTTTCCAACAATCTCTTTAACTTTCCTTAGACCCTTAATTATAAATGAGAAGGTGGTCTCTAGTTGTTTCATTACAGATCTGAATGCGTGTACTGTAGCTTGAGATAATCTTGATTTATATGATAACTCGGTTGCAGACATTGTTCTCACTCCATAGGTCAATGATTGTAAGAAAGTGGGTTGTACGGGTTGAGTTTGTAATAGTCCAATCCGTTTCATGTCATTTACATCAATGTCTGTTTGGTATGAATACCAGTTGCCATAAAAATAGTAATTATTACTCTCTGGAATAGTCTTAAGGTCTTTGTTGGTATATCCCGCTATGATGGTTGTAGTACCAAATTTAAATCTAAACTTAACGTCTGGGTTCTGCTGGCATATGTCTGACATCATTGATCGTTGTCCAAATATTCTAGTCTCGATTCGTTTTATCATCGGTTGATTATCAGCAGGTGTTTGCTTGCCAAATGCGTCTATAGTCTCTTTCATGACAGTTTGAGGTCCTGTCAATACGCTTTTGGCCATTGCAAAAGCCCCAGCCAAAACATTGACTTTGAGTAACCCATCTCTATTCAACTTCATCAAGTGATCGAATTTGGATCTGATAACAATATTATCACGATATGTATAGGTGTCTTCATGTATGCCTTGAGTCACACTTACTAACAAAGATTCTTTGTCCTTACAGAAAGCTTCATATTGATCGTTAAATGCTGCATCATTGTATTGTTCAACCCCGATACTCATGTTATTAATAAATCCTCTCAAATATGTCAAGGATGCTCCACATGTGTTGTTTCCGGCGAAGTCCAAGCATTCGCCTTTACAAGTGTCACATTTATCTGACACAGTCCTAATCATTGGTGCTATATTACTCATGATAATGTCAAATCCTTGTTTATCCGAAAATTCAGATAGTGAGTTTCTTATGCTTGACACTGAGGTACTTGAATAGAGTTTTTTGGAGTGGTATGCTTTAAGTAACAATGAGTTGCATTTAAAAGCTACATGTTTGAATTCAAGGCTTCGTCTGGCTTTGGTATGTGCTACATATTTACTTGAATGTGTAACACTGCCGACAGTAAAGTAGTCACATGTAACGGTAAGATCTTCATCCCTTACTTTTCCATCTGCATCTGTCCTAATTTGGGGATGTTCCATGTAGAAACAATATTTGTTTCCCAAATGGTATCGTGTTGCTATAGGGATTTTAGAAACATTGCCTGTTTGTTCGTCTTCTGATTCTTCTCTATCATCTTCAGGCACTTTTTCGAGTTTCTCTACTGTATCAGTGGCACTTTGGCCAGACATCTTGTTAAGATCAATCTTAACCTTGGTTTTCTTCTGTTCTGCTCTTCTCAATTTACGTTCTTTCATTTGTTCTTTAGTAATAGGTCTTTTTTGACTTTCCTTCATTTCGTCTAATTCTGCGTCTTTGTCATCGTCTAAATTTGTGAAGAAAAGTTTGTCATCATCTTGAATATTAAATGTTTTAATAGGCCAAGCATATCTCTTCCATGCTGCATCTCTTCGAATATATAGAAACATGTTGTCGTTAGTCAAAGTTATGTATCCATCAGGCTTCTTCTTAGGAGGGCTTTCGTCATTAGGATGCATTACCACCATAGCATGATGGATTATAGTGTCTTGTATTTGCCCAACTGGGACATGTACAATACCTCTCATATCCGTAGAGATTCTAACATGCTGTGTTCCATCTAGTTTAATGACTGTTCCACAATTGTCATAAGCCTCTTGTAATGACTTCATTCCCAAAACATCGAGTGCATATTCTAGGCATTTGTTGTCTGATCCGTCATGATACATTGCAAAATGTTTAGCAGATGGTTTCTCAGTAACAAGATCAAACGCCTTGCTTGATAAACCTAATGTCTTGATTACAGGGGATAGACTTACAAACTCTTTCCACTCTTTGGCGAAAGCTTCTGAGGAAGATGCTTGCATGATCGGGTCTTCACTGCGGTATGCACTTTCTACTTTTTTCATGCTAGGCACCAATGGAGATGATGACCAACCAGCACCATTCAAATAGTTATCCAAAGCTGCCATTGCCTTAACATTGGCACATATTTTCCTTCCGAAGATGTATGTATTTGTTGATGTTGGTGGGAAAGCTGAGATCCAGATGTTCTTTAAAATGCCATTTTCCAATTTAAAACGTGGAAAAAACTGCACTTGCGTGTGTATGTGGTGCATTTTCATTAATCCTCCAATATTTTCTGATAGACCTGTTAAGGTAGCTGTATGCATACTATATCTACCGCTTGAGTCTTTCATAGATGCATGACGTACAATACTGAGTGAGAGGTTGTATTTGACAGTCGCTAAGTACTCTTCAATCATCATCTTTGCCTCATAAGGTCTATTTACCATCACGGTTTTCCATTCGGAAATTGATGGCAAAGGCAAAGCTAATTGTTTTTGATATGTTTTCTTGTTTAAAGATCTCTTATCAAATACTTCTTTGGCCACCATGTTAAGATTTTCCCAAAATACGGTGAATTCTCTGATAGCATCTAGGCATTGTTGTGTCTTGCTTAAAAAAGGATATGCAACACAACGTTTAAGAACAATAAAATTCTTAAGACGTCTGGATCGATATAAGGTTTTCATTTCAGGTCTGACAGCTACAGTGTCCCCGTAGTTAACCTCCAATCTATGATTAGGGCATGACAACATAGGGCTATAGTTCCAGATTCTCTTGACTTCATCATAGTCAAAGGCAACAGGATTAGTATGGTAGTGCACCTTATGTGCTCCTCTATCTTTATTCCTGTTTATTTGACACTCTCCGCACATATTGTATCTATGACCATGCTTGACCACTGGATAGTATGGAAAAGAACCTTCTTCCATCCTAAGATCATCTGCAGGCATCCATACATAAGTGTCACATTTCCCAGTAATGCCGCTTGGGAAAAGCGTTGATAGTGGTACAAATTTTTCTCCACCATCTTCAACAAAAGAGTCCCTGGAACTAACGTGGGACAATGGCACATACATATTAAAGAACGTGTCTAAACGTACGATAATCTTGACAGAAGGTTCTTTATGATTATCTTTAGACCAATGTATGTTAGCTTCAATCCATGCCGCCTTATCCACTTTGACGTTATTCTCGCGAGCAAATATAGCAGTATGGTATTTCACGATTTCACCTCCTACCTCCTGAGGTTTACCAGTTAACTTAACGTATTGCTGGTAATCATTGCAGTTTGAATTCAAACCTTGTCGAACAAAAACCCCGAGCTCACGTGCTTCAAGTAGTCCTTGTTCTTGGCTTTTTGCCATGATATTAATAAACTGAATAAAATTAATCCGCG